GTCAGCGTGTGCGTTGAGGGCCACGGCCCGTAGCCATGGTCGAACTCGAAACAGCCCACGTCGTAGGCGGCAGCGCCGCCGTTCATGTAGTCCGGCCGAACATGGCCGGCGATGTCGTCCAGCGGTGCGCCGTAGGGTGCGATACCCCCTTCAACCTGCGGCGATGACGAACTCGCCGCCTTGAAATCGTTGCCGGCGAAATTGGCGAAATCCGTGGTTTCAATCGTGACCCGAGTGCCTGAACCAGTGACCCACGCCGCGCCGGCCGCCCCGGCGTTGTTGCTGGCGCCCTCAAGGTTGGTTGGTTGCGTCGGCCAATCCGTCGTATTGCCGCGGCTGATGTTGTTGTAGAAGAATCCCTTGACCGTGCTGGCCGCGCTGAACGCAGCGTTGTTCTTCGTCAGCGCGTTGTTTACGAAGTAGATGCCGAGCTGAGACGACCCGAAGGCTGCGCCAGTCGTGAAACCCCAGAACAGGTTGTTGACAGCCTCGCCGAGCGCGGAGCGCAGATTCGTGCCAACGCCGACGACGGACGCCGCAGCCCCGATGACCTGGCAGTTGTACAGCCGACACTGCACGCCAAGGTCGGTCACGGTGACGCTGGCATTGACCTTGTTCATCACGATGATGCCGTCCAGCGTGTCGCGGTAGCGCGTGATCTTGAACAGCGATCCAGTCGTCACCGCCGAGTTGTACAGCACGTAGCCGGTGCCAAGCGACATCGTATCGAGCGTCAGCGCCGGGAAATCCCCGGAGTGGAAGGCAGCGGACCGGATACCCTTGGTCCCAGCCTCAAAATCCGCGCCGATTTCCGTAGTGATGACGTTGCGTGCGCTTGGTACAGTCACCTCGAAAACGGCCGTCAGGATGTCGGAAAACGACTCCCCGATCTCGCAGACTTCAATATCGTAGGGTGATGCGCCAGATCGGCCGCCGCCCCAATTCACGATGCCGTCGTAGATGCGCTCCGACCCGGGGTCGCCATAGCGGGATATGTCCACGCCGTAGGCCGCGAGGTTGGCCGGGGTGACGATGAAGTCTGACTTTAGCGTTACCGCCGCATAGGTCGCCGAGCCGGCAAACGTGATCTGCCCGGTCCCGGCAATCGCGTCGGCCTCCGAGGTGTGCAGCGTGAAAGTATTTTGCCCGGTCGAACGCGTGTAAACCGGCACTAGCACGCTGAGTTCGGCAGGCAGCGTACCGCTCGGCCACCGCTTGCTGCCGTTGCGGTTGCCGTGGTTGGTCAGCGTCACCACGTCGGTGGACGCACTGATACTGACCGGTTTGCCGAGTCGGCCACCCCAACAGACTAGGGAGTTTACCTGTGGCATTTAGGCCAAAATCTCCGCACCGCGACCGGCGGCGAGCAGGCCCGCTTGCTCAAGCATAGCGACCGCAGCAACCGTGTCCTCGTCGTCGAGATTGACGATGCCGCCCTGGGCGATGGTGGCGTCGAGCAGCTTCAGGTAGTCGTCGAGTACCGGCGACTGGCTGGCCGCGCCGCGAATGGCGATGCGCTCGGCCTGGGCGAAGCGGCGAAGGTAGGCCACACCGGAGATTTCGCGCACAGCAGGCTCGATAACGACGACCTGGGGGATATGGTTGAAGGCATCGAATGGGTAAACGTCGGTGTGCGACGGTTCGTCGGCCGTGTAGGCATAAACAACCTCGCCGGTTGCGCGGTCTTGGACAACGTAGTTCGGCATGGCAATCCCCTCAAAAAACCGCGCGAATGAACACCCGCTCGTCGTCGTGCGTGTTGTCGTCGTGCGGCAGTCCGATAAAGACATCCGGCTTGTCGGTCAGGAACTGGAGCCCGCGACGATCAAGGGCTACTTTTGCCTGGCCATGACCCGTTGCCATGTGCGCAGCGCAGTAGTCATGAAGCTGCTCGACGGTCAATTCGTGCTGAACGCTCACGCCGTCACCTCCTTGGTGACGCTGACCTTGCCGCTCAGGATCGCCGTCACCTTGCCGGTTGCGCTGATCATTTCCAGGTCATAGACCCCCTTGGTCCAGGCGAAGTCATCGGTCGCCGTCGCTTCGATGGTCAGCGTGATCGTCTTGGTGGCGTTATCGATGGCAATAGCCAGCACATTCAGCGGCGTATCGCCTGCCTCGGTTGATGCCAGTACCGTTCCGCCGATCTTGTCCTTGATCTTCATTCGGGACGTATATCCAGTCAGATCGACCGGCGTGTTGTACTGCAGGAAGCCGCCCTCCGTGTAGGCTGGCCACTCGTTGCCGTTGTCGTCGAATGGCGCCAGGTCGTTGAATTCCACTGTGTTGGCGTCGATGACGGTCACAGGCCGGTAATCGCTGGCCTTCGGCGGGTTGTTCTCGGCATTGATCTGCTTCGGCGACTTGACGCGCGTCACAGCAGCGCGCCAGCCGGCCGGACAGCCATGCCCGGCGACAGTCAAGCGCGGCGCTCCGGCCGCCAAGGAAATGGCCGTGATCGGCTTGAAAACGATGGGCTCAGTTTCCCAGCGGATGACCAGCGAGTAGGTCTTGCCCTGCTGAATGATCAGGTCTTTTGCGCTGGCCATCACACACCGCCGCGACCGAGAACAAACATGACGCCGCCGGCAAGGGCCGCCCAGAGAATCTTTTCGATCAAGCCATCACGGATCTTGCGTCCGCTCTGTTCGTTCTCCTCATCACGCTTCTTTGCCGCCGTTGCCCAAGCGACAATTGCATCAATCTCAGGGTCGCGCTTGATGCGCCTATCGACCCATTCATGATGCTTTTCAAACTCATTTTCGCGCTTGATTTGGCGGTCAATCCATTCATGATGCGAGTGGTGCACCGGCTCATGGCCGTTCAGCACCGCTTCGCGCATCGCCTTTTCATCGCCGATAACCTTGTCCAGCTTCTCGTTGAACGACTCGAACAGGCCGAGCATCAGCATGAATACGGTACGCATCGCCGGGTCATCAGTCCCGTTGATGGCCTTCATGATGTCCGCTTTTACATCGAAGCTCATGGCGCGACCCCTACCGAATCTTGCGCTTGGCGTCATCCCAGCGCGCGTAGAGCGTCAGGCCGATGCCGACAATGGAAGCCACCGGGGAAAGAACCGCCATGACCGATGTGCCGAGCAGCGGGCCGATGACCTGGACAACGGTATTCACGTCGTCGGCCGTCACCGGCAGTCCGGAGGACTGAGAGGCAGCGATGGTGCCGACCGTGCCAGCCGCGGCAATCACCGCCCCGGCCACCGTGCGCGATTGCGTCAGCGGCTTGCTCGCCGGATCGAACCCTGCCATCACGGCGGCACGCTGATACACATCGTCGGCGAACCAGTTCTCCGGCGCTCCGTAGGCCCGGGGGTCGCCGCACTCATGGCGGACAATCGCCTTGGCCACTGCGGTGCAGATATACTCGTCGAGGAAGTCGATCGGTTCTTCCGGGTCCAGGCCGGTCAGGCGGGACACATGCTGCACATAGGCCGCCGAATTGTTCTCAGTGGTAGGCGCCCAACGGTTGATCGCCGCGCGCAGCGTCTTGATGTCGTGGCGCTCTTGGTAATTGATCAGCAAGCGCATCAAGGCCCGGATGCCGGACTCGGGCTTGTCGAAGACGAGAAAGCGGGCGTCTGTCGACTGATCGGCCGACATGCCAAGCCATCGGTCTTTGCCGCGCTCGATGTTGCCAGGGTTGCAATTCGTGATTCCACGTGGTAATTTCTTATTCATTTCAACCTCCTACATATCTAAAAATGGACACGTGGAAAACTATTCCAGGATTTGACCAATACGAAATCAATCAGCGCGGAGAGGTTCGCTCTTGGCGAAAGAAAGCCAGATCGTGGAGAAATCCTGACGAGACTCTTGGATGGCGGCAAACCCCTATTTTGATTAAGGGCTCTGAAACAGGCTTCGGATACACGGCTTACATACTCCGAGATGAAATTGGTAAGCCGTGTCGAAGGATGGCCCATAGACTGGTTGCGATTGCCTTTCTTGGGTTTCCTGTCGACAAGACACTTACCGACGTGGCGCATAACGACGGAAACCCTCGAAATAACTCCATCGAAAACCTTAGGTGGGCGACACACAGAGATAACCAGCTTGATATGAACAATCACGGAACGATGCAAAACGGTGAGAAATGCATCACCGCAAAAATTTCTAAGGAACAGGCCGTGGATATAAGAGAGCGAGCCAAGAGTGGGCCGCGCGGCATACAAAGAAGGCTCGCATCTGAGTACGGAATTTCTGTTGCGCAGGTATGCCGCATCACCAACTCCACCAGATGGCGATCTATCTAAACGGATGCCTCGCGGCAGGGATTTATTCATGATTGCTGGCCTCGATTTGGAAACTGTTCTGCATGGCGGCGATTGCAGACCGGACAAAGGAGACATGGATAGTCAGCATGGCCCCGACGTACCAAGCAGCAAACTCGGCGGCGCTTCTTGTGGCGGCCAGCAGATCGATTGGCGCCTGGAGGCGAATCAACGCATCACGCTTGCTGCGCTGCTCGTCGATCTGGAATATCTGCGCGTCCATGTCGGCCCCTTAGAATGATCGCAACTTGATGTGCAGCGATTTTTCCAAACAAGCCAGCATTTGCAGTCAATAAAAAACCGGCCGTAGCCGGTCTTTCTGCAGGCCAACCAGCAGTCCTCAGAGGATGTACGACTCGTTGCGCTGAACCTCGTCAGCGCGCGTCGAGCGGCGCATGTCACTATCGGGCAACGGGCCAAAGCGCCGAGTAAATTTGTCCTCATGCGCCGCAGAGCGGCCCGGGTCAAACCCGTCCGAGTCAGGCATGGAGAAAGCCTTGTGCAGCGCCCAATCAAGCAGATTGACGTGATTCGCCTCATGAATCTCCGGGCGGTCGCCGTCATTCTTCATGTCGCCCATCGGCAGGCGGTAGCCCTCAATCCGCAGATCGTCGCCAGCGACGATTTCGCCGACGATACGAATCGTGGTTTCGCCCTGGATGGCGGCATAGGCCAGATCCGTGTTTTCGCGCCACTGCGGGTCATTGGCGTTAAGCCACTCGCGGCTGCGCAAAGAGATTGGCCGCACTTCGCCTGCCAGATTGGCGATGTTCAAGCTGGCAATTTCGTACAGCTTTTCGTGCAGCGCGTAGGTCTGGCTGCCGACGCTCAGGCTGATCGAACAAACCGCCGGGTCTTCTTCTTCAAGCAGCAGGCGCCCACAAATACACGCCCGCTGTTCTGCCTCGTTCAGAAATGAGCGAATGAGTTCATCGGACCAAAGGTAAGGCTTGCGATCATCCTTGGCCTCGGATCGAAACCGGACAATGAACTCTTTCAGCGTCATCTCAGCGCGCCCCGAACTGCTCGATCAGGCCAGATACCTGAACGCGCAGATCATCAACCTTCTTGCGCTTGTCCAGGCTGACTTCATACTTGGTGGCGTAGGCTTCCAGCGCGTCCTTGTTCATGCTCTCGACCAGCAGAAGCATGCTCTCAACCTGATTGCGCTCCTGCTTTTCGGCTTGGTCAATCTCGGTCTGCTGAGCAACGACAGCAACGGCCTCGGCCTCGTTGGCGGGCGCCTGGTCGTCAGCTAGCTTGAATTCGGCAAACTTCTTGAGGCGGCGTGCCGTATCTGGCGTTACCAGCTTGGTATCACCAGGCTCCCACGAAGTCTTGGCGATCTTATCGCGGTAAGGCTTGCGGCCGGAGTATTCGAGTCTAACCAGATCCATGGCGAATCCTTTCTGTAATGATGAAAAACGGGGCGAGATAACCCGCCCCGCGTCCATTAGGCAGTGCCTTCGCTACCGCCGAACAGGATGAAGTCCAGCTTACTGACCTTGGCATTGGCGGCGCCGGCCGTGGTCAGGATCAGCCATGCATCCTTGGGCAACGTGACCACGGCTTTCGTAGTCGCGTTACGCAGACGAGCCGCAGTCGCCAGCGACTGACCGGCGGCCATGAAATAGGCGTCATCCTGCGGAACAGCGGACGAATCAACGCCATCGACGTACTCGAAACCGATCTTGCCGGTCACTGAGGCCGTCATGGCCACCGAGAGGATGGCCAAGCTGTCGAGCAGCGACGTGCCGGCCGGGATAACGCCGATGCGAACCTTGTCACCGATGGCAATAGCAGCCGCCGAGTTCGAATTGACAACAGCGCCCGCGGCGTTGGTTTCGAGGGTGTATTTCAGGCCATGGGTATTACCCCACGGCGTTGCCCCGACATTGAGGCGGGGATTGAACTTCTGGGTGATCGTGGCCATTTGAGCCTCCTGAATTAGATCAGAGTTCCGGGCCGCCCAATGGCAGCCCGGGATTCACTACTTAGTTGCGGGCGCCGATGATCGGCACGGCGGTATCGATGGCGATAACGCCGTGATCCGTGTAGTGCTTGTCACCATTGCCCTGATTCACCAGCCAGCGGACCTTGGCCAGACCCTGGATGGCACCGATCAGCAGTTCCATCTTGTCGTCGTGGTCCCAGCCCTTCTCCTTCCAGAAGAAAGGCATGCCGCCGTGCTTGCTCGAAGCGAAGGCTTGCGCCAGCGCCTGGCCGCCCAGCAACAGGGCGCGATCCACGGCATGGGTCGTGCCGAACGCGGCCGGAACGGTACAGGCGGTTTCGGTTTCCGTGTCGTTGGCGGCGCAGTACATGATCGTGTCGCCCGAGTAGAAACGAATCGGCTTCGGCATCTTCATGATCAGCACGCCATTCCACAGACCGACTTCGCCGAGGAACAGCGGGTGATTGCCGGCCTTGCTGGCACGGGCCAAGGCACTGGCCTGGAACTGGCGGAAGTTGGCATCCTGCGAGAACGCATGGTACTGAGCCGGAGAAACCAGCATGCAGCGCAGCGGCGAGTCTTCAGCAACCACGTCACCCGGGATCTTGATGGCCGGCGGCGGCAGCTGAATCGACTCGATCATGGTGCGGACGCTATCGACAACATCCATGTCGAGCAGGTCAGTAGTCGCCAGATCGACTTCGCTGGAGATAACGGTGAACGGCTTGATTGAGCTTGCATCCGCGATGAAGTGCCGATTCTTGGTCGGCGCCTTGACGGTGTTGATGGCCATTTCGGCGAAGTCTGCATGACTAGCGATAGGCAAGCGCCACTCGATATTGTCATGGAAGCCGCGGGCGCCGGCCAGATGGACCAGCATCGACTGATCCTGATAGCCGTCCATCAGGGACTGTGCGATCGGGCGGCCAATCTTGCGGAAATCGACCGGCGAACGGATGTCGCTCATGGTGTCGCCAAGGTCAACCGGGAAGCGCGCCTGATTGACGCGGACGCGGGCCTTGTCGAGCGAGATACCAACGCCCTTGCCTTCGGCTTGACGCGAACCCATGATCGGGTAAGCGCCGGTCGGCTGAACGAAATGGAACTCAACCTCGTCACCCTTGCCACGCGACAGATCGACGGTGCGCACGATGGGCATGTCGGTACTGGTCTGCTTGCGCAGGGTTTCGGCGACTTCGCTTTCGCTGGACGGCATCTTGCCGACCATGCGGTTCATGGTGGAATTGCGCTGCATGGACTGAGCAAACAGCCCGGCAGCCTGAACGAATTGGGCGTTGGGCGAGCCCGCAGCCGTGGTAGTTTTGGACATAGCGTCCTCCTAAATGGGATGGAGAAATTGATTGATTGCGTTTAGCGCTAGTGGCTCACACCATGCTGTTCATCAAGCGATTGGCCTTTTCCGGGCTCAGACTCGCCATGAACTCCATGAGCTTTGCAGGATCACCGGCCAGGGCATT